GTGCAAGACCCAATCTCTTTGAAGTTGAGTTAGCATTCCCAGGTGCCGTTGGTGTCGATAATGACACTCTCCAAAAGGCAAGATTCCTTGTCAAGGCAGCGGCACTGCCAGCATCAACAGTTGCTCCGATCGATGTTCCATTCAGAGGTCGTGTTCTCAAGATCGCTGGTGACAGAACATTCGAAACCTGGACAATCACTGTTATCAACGATGTTGATTTCTCCATTCGCTCGGCATTCGAGAAGTGGATGAATACAATCAACAAGATGAATGATGGCACTGGATTGACTGATCCAGAAGCATATCAGGCAGATGCTTATGTCTATCAACTTGCGCGTGATGGAGGAATCCTGAGATCATATCATTTCTATGATGTGTTCCCAACCAATATTTCTACTATTGACCTGAGTTATGAGACAACCGACACCATTGAAGAGTTCACTGTAGAACTTCAGGTTCAGTGGTGGGAAGCATCGAGAGGAACATCTCCTAATGCTGGTGGCGAAGACATTAACTAAATAGTAGAATAACAGTCTAGTCAAGATTATAATGGCAAAACTTTTTGGTTTTTCAATTGAGGATAAAGATAAAAAATCCGCTTCTATAGTGTCCCCCGTTCCTCAAACAAATGAGGACGGGGTTGATCATTATATTTCTAGTGGATTTTATGGTCAATATGTAGATATTGAAGGTGTATATAGAACTGAATATGATTTAATTAGAAGATATCGTGAGATGGCACTTCATCCAGAATGTGATGGTGCCATTGAAGATGTTGTTAATGAGGCAATCGTTAGTGATCTTTATGATTCACCAATCGAAATTGAATTATCCAATCTGAATGCAACCGATAAGTTAAAGAAAGCAATCAGAGAAGAATTCAAAAGAATTAAAGAAATACTTGATTTTGATAGAAAATCGCACGAAATTTTTAGAAATTGGTATGTTGATGGAAGACTTTATTACTTAAAAGTAATCGATATTAAAAAACCACAAGAAGGAATTAAGGAACTTAGATATATTGATCCATTAAAAATTAAATATATCAGACAAGAAAAGAAGAAAGAGGGAGAACAGAGATTAGCAAATCTTAGACTTACGTCAGAAGAAAAGGTAGCAAATCCAGAGATTGAAGAATATTTCATGTATTCTCCAACTCCAAACTATCCCATAATGGCAGGTGCTCAGAAAAAGAACACCATTAAGATTGCAAAAGATTCTATCACATATGTAACTTCTGGTCTTGTTGATAGAAACAAGGGATCAGTTCTTTCATATCTCCATAAAGCAATTAAGGCACTCAATCAATTGAGAATGATTGAGGACTCTTTGGTTATTTACAGATTGTCTCGCGCACCAGAGCGTCGTATTTTCTATATTGACGTTGGCAATCTTCCTAAGGTAAAGGCAGAACAATATCTTCGTGATGTTATGATGCGTTATCGTAACAAGTTGGTTTATGACGCCAACACCGGAGAAGTTCGTGATGATAAAAAGCATATGAGCATGTTAGAAGATTTCTGGCTCCCAAGAAGAGAAGGTGGTAGAGGAACTGAAATCTCCACACTTCCTGGTGGACAAAATCTTGGAGAACTTGCCGACATTGAGTATTTCCAAAAGAAACTTTATAGAGCACTTGGAGTTCCAGAATCTAGAATTGCTGCCGATGGTGGTTTCAATCTTGGTCGTTCTTCTGAGATTTTGAGGGACGAACTCAAGTTTGCCAAGTTTGTTGGACGTTTGAGAAAGAGATTTGCTCAAATGTTCAACGACATGTTGAAAACGCAATTGATTCTCAAGAACATTGTGTCTCCAGAAGATTGGGATACAATTGCCGATCACATTCAATACGATTTCTTGTATGATAATCAGTTTGCAGAATTAAAAGAAACTGAAATGCTCAATGAGCGTCTTGGTGTTCTTGCAACGATTGAACCTTACATTGGTAAGTATTATTCTACCGAATGGGTTCGTAAGAAAGTTCTCCGCCAAACTGATTCTGAAATGATCGAAATGGATGAGCAGATTGAACAAGAAATCAAAGATGGTATTATTCCAGATCCAAATTCTGTAGATCCCATTACAGGAGAACCACTTCCGACTGATGGTGGAATGATGGGTGATGTTCCAATGGAACCAGATTTGGAAGCACAAGGAGAAATTACTCAGGTCAAAGAACCAAAAGGTGGCGAGATATAAATAAAAAATATAGTTATAATCACTTTTCATGGAAGAAATTGTAAATTTGATAGGATCGGATGCTTCCGCTTCGGATATTAGCGACAAGATCAAAGATGCTCTTTATGCAAAATCTGCACAAAGAATTGATGCTGTTCGCCCAACAGTTGGTGCATCCTTATTCGGTGACGATCAATCATCAGAGGAACAAGAATAATGTCTAGGACTTTATTAGTTGGAATTGGTACTGAGGTTGAACTTGATTCGGCATCAACTTTAGATAATGCAACTGTTATTAGGGTGTGGAATAGCCATGCTTCTAATACATACACTGTTAGCATTGCCAAAACTAGCAGTGGTGGGTTTATTAGCACTGCCACAGTGTCGATGCCAGCAGGAAGAATTGAGTTCTTTGAAAAAGGACCCAACGATCAAATTTCTGCATCAAACTCAGCAGTAAAAGGATTTAAAGTAGGATTTACTGGATAAACAAATGAAACTTATCACAGAAGAAATTTCAAACGTACAGATTATCACCGAAGGAAAAGGTGCTAATAAGAAACTGTACATTGAGGGAGTTTTCCTTCAGGGAGACATCAAAAACCGTAACGGTAGAATGTATCCTATGGAAACTCTTTCCCGTGAGGTAAAAAGATATAACGAAACTTTTGTTCAGAAGGGTCGTGCTCTTGGAGAACTCGGTCATCCCGATGGACCTACCGTTAATCTTGATCGCGTTTCTCACAAAATTACTTCTCTCGTTCAAGAAGGAAGTAATTTTAAGGGTAAGGCACAAATTCTCAATACTCCTATGGGTAAGATTGCATCTTCACTTCTCGATGAAGGTGTAATGCTTGGTGTTTCTTCTCGTGGTGTTGGTTCATTGAGAACCACAAATGAAGGTCACAAAGTTGTCGGTGAAGACTTCATGTTAGCAACTGCTGCTGATATCGTTGCCGATCCTTCTGCGCCTGATGCTTTTGTTCAGGGAATTATGGAAGGAAAAGAGTGGGTTTGGGAAGGAGGAATTCTTCGTGAACAACTCGCAGAAAGAACCCAGAAGAGAATTAACACTCTTGTTGACCAAAGAAGACTTGAAGAGCATAAGTTGAATCTTTTCAACGATTTTCTTTCAAATCTTTAATTTATAAATAAATATAGATTAATACAAAAATATCTAATCAAAAATGTCCGTTGGTAGCAATTTACAAGAAATGGAAAACGTAGTAACGAAAGGCGCTGCTAAAGCTGACTCATTGCCAAAGGCAGGAAGCAATGCTTCTGGTGTATCAACACCTGGCCAAACTGGTAATTGGGAAGATCTTGGTGGTCCAACTCCAGAAAACTATAAGGTAGACGATAACTCTGCCAAACTTAAAGAACCTTCAATCGCAACAGTCGCAGACGTTGTAAAAAGAGGTGCCAAGCCTGCTGAGCCAATGAAAAAAATGGCAGAAGAAGAGGCAGAGGTCGAAGGTGAAGTAGTTGCTGAAGCAGAAGAAGAGACTACCGAAGAAGTAGTTTCCGAAGAAGAGACTACTGAAGAAGAAATCGTTGCAGAACAGGAAGAAGTTGTAGAGTACAACATGGAAGAAGATGTTGAGGCACTTCTTCAAGGTGAAGAACTCTCCGAGGAATTCCAAGAGAAAGCACGCACCATTTTTGAAACTGCTATCAAGGCAAAAGTTGCATCAATTCAAGAAGAATTGACTGCACAATATGAGCAAGCTCTGGAAGAGCAAGTTGGTTCCATCAAGGAAGAACTGACTGACAGAGTTGATGCATATCTTGAGTATGTAGCAGAAGAGTGGATGACCGAAAATCAACTCGCTGTTGAAGCAGGACTCAAGACTGAAATGACCGAATCATTCCTTGTTGGAATGAAGAGTCTTTTTGAAGATCATTATGTAACAATCCCTGAAGAGAAATATGATGTACTCTCTACTATGGTAGAGAAATTAGATGAGATGGAAGATAAACTCAACGAGCAAATTAAGTCAAATATTGCTCTCAAACAAAGATTAGCAGAGTCGGTCGCAGATACGATCTTCTCAGAAGTATGTGAAGGTCTCGCACTTTCACAGAAAGAAAAACTCGCTTCTCTTGCAGAAAATGTTGAGTTTGATAGTGAAGACACCTATCGTGAGAAACTGGTAACTCTGAGAAATTCTTATTTCCCAGCAAACGCCGGTACTCAAAGAGACAACTCAGAGAACATTTCTGAGAATACTGAGACCTCCTCACAACCAGTTTCTGGTTTGATGGAGTCCTATCTCAGCACTCTGACCAGAGTTTCTAAAAAGTGATTTTTAGATTATAAGTCAAACTAAAACTTTTAAGAGGTAAAATTCAAATGCAAGCTTTTAATACTGAAGCTCTGCAGGAGAAGTGGGCACCTATCCTCAACCATGAGGGACTCGGTGGCATCCAAGATGCTCACAAGAGAATGGTTACCGCAGTTCTCCTGGAGAACCAAGAAAAGGCACTCCGCGAAGAGCGTGAGTTCCTGTCCGAAGCATCATATGCTAACACCACCACCGGCACTTCGGGTGGATTCGGTGGCGGCAGTGCTTCCCCAACCGCAGGTTTCGACCCTGTTCTGATCTCCCTGATCAGACGCTCAATGCCTAACCTGGTCGCTTATGACCTCGCTGGCGTTCAACCAATGAACGGTCCTACTGGACTGATCTTCGCAATGCGTTCGAAGTACACCAGTCAGTCTGGTTCGGAAGCACTGTTCGACGAAGCAAACACCAACTTCTCTGGTGCTCAGGCATCGGGAATGGGTGACGTTCTGGGTATTGGTACTACCGCTGCTTCTGCTGGAACCAATCCTGCTGTTCTGAACGATACTCCTGCTGGTGCATACACCACTGGTGGTGGTATGCAGACTGGAGACGCTGAGCGTCTTGGCGAAGATGGCGACAACGCTTTCAACGAAATGGCTTTCTCGATCGAGAAGGTCACTGTTACCGCACAGTCAAGAGCACTGAAGGCTGAGTACTCCTTAGAACTCGCTCAGGACCTCAAGGCAATTCACGGTCTGAATGCAGAAGCTGAGTTGGCAAACATTCTGTCAACTGAGATCCTCGCTGAAATCAACCGCGAAGTTATCCGCACCATCTATAAGGCTGCTGAAGCTGGTGCTCAGGCAAACGTTGCTAATGGCGGCGTATTTGACCTCGACGTTGACTCCAATGGTCGTTGGTCTGTTGAGAAGTTCAAGGGTCTGATCTTCCAGATCGAAAGAGATGCAAACCGCATTGCCCAAAGAACTCGTAGAGGAAAGGGTAACGTCATTCTGTGTTCAGCAGACGTTGCTTCCGCTCTGACCATGGCTGGTGTACTCGACTACACCCCTGCACTCAACGCTAACCTGAACGTTGATGACACCGGTAACACCTTCGCTGGTGTTCTGCAAGGTAAGTATCGCGTCTACATTGACCCATATTCGGCAAACTCTGCTGCTTCGCAGTACTACGTTGTCGGTTATAAGGGTACTTCACCTTATGACGCTGGTCTGTTCTATTGCCCATACGTTCCTCTGCAGATGGTACGTGCCGTCGGTGAGAACAACTTCCAGCCAAAAATTGGATTTAAGACTCGCTACGGTATCGTTGCTAACCCATTCGCAAACGATGGCGCTACTTCAAACCCAACTCATGCAGTTACCGCCAACCGTAACCGTTACTACCAGAGAGTACAAGTCAAGAACCTCATGTGATCCATTTTCACAAGGTTTCTCAGAGGGTCCTTTGGACCCTCTTTTTTTATCTAAATAAAAATAAAAAATGGCGACTAGTTTTCCAAATCAAATAAACAATAGAAATTTTCTATCGCCTGTTGGATTTAAGTTTACATTATCAAAAGAACCAAAGGCATCATTTTTTTGCAACTCTGCAAGAATACCAGAGATTAATCTAGGAACTGCAGTCCAACCATCATATCTCAAGGATTTAGATGTTCCTGGTGATAAATTGACGTATGGTGATTTTTCTTTAAGATTTTTGGTTGACGAGAACATGGAAAACTATATGACAATTCACAATTGGTTGACTGGTCTTGGATATCCAGAAACCACACAAGATTTTAAAGATCTGACAACAGATGAAGATGGACTGAGAGATTTAAAAAAACAATTTAGTGATGGAAGTTTACACATTTTAAATAGCAATTTTAGAGATGTTGCTATCGTAAAATTCAAAGATTTATTTCCAACATATTTGACATCATTGGAATTTGAAGCATCAGATACTGATGTTAACTATTTTACGGCAGAGGTATCTTTCAAATATACTGTCTATAATATCTTATCTTCTGATGGTAGAACACGTTTATAATTAATTATTATGAATTATGGCATTCGTTATAAGCAGGTGTCTTTTAGCAAAAATTCATTGCAGATTGTAAGCAATGCTTTAAAAGTATCAAACAATTTTGAATCGGCAATATTAGATAGACAAGGAATATCTGAAAAAAGAAAATCCAAAGTTTCTTGGATTAACAATTCCGATTTATACACATTACTATTAAAAATGGTAAACAGTATAAATGAATCTTCTGGTTGGAATTTTAATATTACTGGGGTCGAACCAGTTCAGTATGGAATATATGAATCCGAAGGAAAATATGATTGGCATGTAGATCAATATGCAAATCCAATAAATGGAAATGTCAGAAAAATTAGCATGTCCCTTTTTCTGAATGATGACTATGAAGGTGGAGAATTTGATTTGGAACTGTATGGTCCATCAGAAAAAAAGAGGTATGAAACATTTAAATTATCTGCAGGATCTGCCTTATTTTTTCATGGAGACCAATGGCACAGAGTTCGCCCAGTTACGTCTGGTGTAAGAAAATCTTTAGTTGCCTGGTTCTATGGTCCAGAATTTAAATAGTCGCTTTACAAAAGGACTCACATTTCCTATAATGTAGGAACTATTGTAAGTCAAATTATCTCATGAATCTAGACGAAATTCAGGAGATGTGGAAAAGAGATTCGGTTATTGATCCCGATAATTTGCACGATGAATCAATAAAAATTCCACAACTTCATGCGAAATATTATACTATATACAACACAACCACTCTTCTGAAAGAACGGGCAAGAGAAACTTATAACAGAGTGAAACTTGAACGTTATAATTACTACACAGGAAAGGCAGATCCAGAGGTTTATGAGCAAGAACCTTTCCCATATAAGGTAAGAGACAAAGACGCCTTACAGAGGCATATGGATGCCGATGAGAAACTGAATAAGATTGATGTGAAGATTCGGTATTATGATGTGATGTTGAGATTTCTTGAAGATATTATCAAGACCATTTCAAATAGAACTTATCAAATCAAGAACTCTATAGAATGGCACAAATTCCAAGCAGGATTTAACTAATGGACGAAGACAATCTTTACGAACAAGACTTTAATCCAGACTTACCCTTTGTCTCAATGGATATGGGAATTGAGGATGTGAGACAGATACATGAATCGATAAGTCTTCATCTTCAAAACTGGGTATCATGCCCAGATAAAAAAGGAAGATTGGAAAGTTTGAAAGATTTTTTAGAAAGGTTGATGTTAGAATATACCTTTAAGACGATGGAATAAATATCCATAGGTGATCCTTATGGATAATGTCTCATTTGATAATATCAAAAAAGAATGAAGTATATCTTCAGGTAAAAGCAGAACCTCACGTCTACTACGAACTAGCAGATCAGTTCACGTTTGAGGTTCCTGGCGCAAAGTTTATGCCTCAATATCGTAACAAGTATTGGGACGGAAAAATTCGTTTATTCAATACCCAGACTGGTGAGATATATGTCGGGTTATTAGATAAACTCACAAAGTTCTGTGAGAACCATGAATATACTTATGAGTTTGTTGATAACAAATTCTATGGTCTTCCTTTTGAGGTCAATGACTTCATTTCAAAGGAAGGTGTAAAAGATTATATGAATGCTATTTGCAAGTATTCTCCCCGCGAGTACCAAGTAGAGGGAGTATACGACGCCCTAAGACATAATAGAAAGCTGTTGATATCCCCAACTGCTTCTGGAAAGTCTCTGATGATATACTCTCTTGTGAGATATTACGTTGAGAAAGGACAAAATATTCTGATAGTCGTTCCGACGACTTCCCTAGTAGAACAGATGTATAA